GTATAGGTGATAAGGCCAGAATTACTTATAAGTTAGGCTATGCTGCTGGACAAGCAGGTAGTGGAGACTATCTTTTAACATTGCCCACTGGTATGGCATTTAATAGCACATATCATCCACCATTTACAGGATCTATATGGACTGGTGATGTACAAACTATGGCCATATACTTTACTCCTGCTACAGGCGGTATAACTTTACCTGGCCATTGGTCTAATCAAATAATGGTAGTTCCCTATGATGCTACAAGATTTAGACTGGCCGTTACCAATAATAACAGTCAAACTACTTACCAATTTTGGAACAGTGGTTGGTATGCTGCCAGTGCTAATACAGGATTGAATATAACTTTTGATATATGGCCTACAACAGCACCTACACCAACTCCTGTGGCCACTGCGGCACCACCAAGAGCATTGGGGGCGATGAGGCCTCCAGTTTAACGAATAGCCATAAAAGGTCCAGTAGGGCCTTTTTTCTTGGAAAACCTTTTAGAATATTTTAGGTAAATATGATATCCGCGGAAACTAACGATGCCATATAAAAAGAATAAACTACTGAATGTTGATAATATACAGCTAGACGGTAGCAGTATTAATATCACCTATCCTAACACTGATCTAACACTTAACCCCAGCGGCACTGGTCGAGTGAACATCGCAGGTGCTTGGACCTTACCAAAAACTTCTTCTAATAACGGTTACGTGCTTACGATGGGTCCTAGTGGTGTGACATCTTGGCAACCTGCTGTTGGCGGAACAGCAGCAGAAGCCACTACTGCCACACATCTACTAGGTGGGCTTTCTGGTCAGATTCCTTATCAATCCTCTGAAGGACAAACCACTTTTGTAGGGCCAGGTCTAATCAACCAAATTTTAACCAGCAATGGGTCATATGGCCCAGTTTTTTCCTCAACTATTACAGTAGCAGCAGTTAATGCATCTGCAATTTATTTGAACGGACATGCTGTAAGCACTATTAGTAATTTTGTAGCAGACTTGGATGATTTAACTGATGTTAATATTTCTGGATATGGTGTAACTGGAGGTAAAGTTTTAACATATGCTAGCACTATTAGTCAATGGATTCCTCAAGATATAGGTAGTATTTTAGGATTAGGACTTGCAGGTAGCGGATATAATACCACAGTATTTACAGCCACAGGGTCTACATCTAGTTACACGATTGAGGCTGGATATTCCGCACAGAATATTCTGGTATTAGAAAACGGTGTAATGCAGGTTCCTAGTTCGGATTATAATGTATCCGGTAGCCAGTTAATCTTTACTTCAATTCCGACTGCTGGCGCAGTATATCAGGTTAGATATCTTGCCACAATATATCAAGAAAATAGTGCTACGACAGCAACTAATATTAACTCTGGCACAGCAGGTGATATTCCGTACCAAACAGGCGCTAGTCAAACTACATTTTTAGGTATAGGCGCCAATGGGGCAATACTTGTAAGTAACGGAACAGCACCAGTTTGGACAGCAACTATTGCTAATTCACAACTGGCCAATAGTAGTATAACATTAAACGGTTCTACAGTAAACCTAGGCGACTCAGTTAACATTACTGCACTACCAAGTCAAACTGGGAATAGTGGAACATTCTTAACTACAGACGGAACTACTGCAACTTGGGCAGCATTACCTGCAACAGGTATAACATTTACTGCTAGCACAACTCCACACGTAAGCCCAATACCTGGTGATAAATGGTACAACACTGATAATAATAGATTATACGAATATATCAACGATGGCACTAGTAACTATTGGGTAGATATCCAAAGCCTAACTGTAGCTGAAGCCAATAATATGTATGGCGGTGCAGCTGGTTCTCTAATATATCAAAGCACAGTAAGCACTACTGCATTTATTCCTATTGCTACAACAAGCGGATGGATATTAACTAGTGATGGAACTGTGCCAAAATGGGCTGCTCCTGCTGCCGATGTAGCCACAACAGCAACCAATCTTAATAACGGTACTGCAGGGCAAATACCATATCAAACCAGCGCAGGACATACTAGTTTTGTAGGTCCTGGTAGTGTGGGACAAATATTAACTAGCAATAGTGTAGCTGGTCCACAGTATACTTCAACCAGTTCAATCCATGTGGGTAAGGCAGATTCTGCTCTACAATGGACTACAGCAAGAACTATCACTGTAACAGGTGATTTAACTGGTACTGTAACATTTAACGGTAGTTCAGATGCTACACTAACAGCTACAATTACAGCAGACAGCGTGGCATTAGGCGTAGATACTTCGGGTAACTATGTAGGCAGTGGTGCTACAAGCGGTTATGGATTAAGCGGTTCATTAGCAGCAGAAGGTGGTACATTTACTGTTACAGCAAATAGTACAAGTTCAAACACAGCAGATACTATTGTATATAGAGATGGATCTGGTGATATATCTATTTCAGCACTGTCAGTAGCAGGAAATATTGTTCCTACTACTAACGGAACGTTTAATCTTGGTAGTCCTACAAATAGGTTTGGTACTTTATATGTAAGTAGTTCGACAGTTGATATTGGTGGTGCAACTATTTCGGCTAGTGCGGATGGAACGGTTTCATTTACAAAAGTAAATGTCACTGCTACACAGGCCAGCACAAGCACTGTAGTTAATAACGCACTATATGTTGCAGGTGGAGCAGGTATTGGTGGTAGTCTTTATGTAACAGGACCAGCAATATTTAGAGATGATGTTACATTTGCTGGAACTACAACCTATGTGTTAACCACTCAAAGTGTATATACTGATAACATTATTAATATACACACAGTAAATGGGGATCCAAACAACCCCTGGACTGTAGACGATGGTGCAGATGTGGGATTTGTTTTCCATTATTATAAAACACAAGATTCTCACGGATTTTTAGGTTGGGCTAACGACACAGGATATCTAGAATGGTATGGTGATGGTAGAGAAAATAATGGTGTATTTTCATCCGGAACCTATGGTACATTTAAGACTGGTGCTGTAAAACTAGTAGGTGGGACAGCAAATCAAGGCAATGCTACAACAGGCGACCTTACTGTAACAGGTGGTGTAGGCATTGGCGGTAGTTTATTTGTATCAGGTAGTATAACAGCTACAACAATCACAGCATCACTATCCGGTAATGCAAGTAGTGCTAATTTAGCAACCACAGCAACTAATTTAGCAGGCGGTTCATTAGGAAAAATTCCTTATCAAACTGCTGCTGGTCAGACTAGTTTCTTAGATGTCGGTGTAGATGGTCAATATCTAAAGAGTAACGGAGCTAATTCTGCAACATTTGTTAACATTTACTTAGATGATTTGCATAATGTTAGTGTACCAAGTCCCAGTGCAGGTAATGTATTAGGATGGAATACTGTAAGTAATGCTTGGACTGCAACTAAAGTCAGTGTAGCATTAGAAATTGAAGCAGGATCATACGATACCGATGTATTTGTAGCAGATGGTACAACTAGCACATATACAATAGGTTATGGATATAGTGCTGATAGTGTATTAGTTACTGTAGAAGGTCTAGTACAAATACCTACAACTGATTATAGCATTGTAAGTAATAATTTAGTATTCACTGAAGTAATTTCAAACGGTGCTGTAGTACATGTTAAGAAACTTGCACAGGTCTTTTTCGACCAAACAGAAACATTAACTCTAGGTGCCGGATCATATACAACTAGTGTGTTTACAGGAACAGGAGCTACATATTCGTTCTCGATAGGTAGTGGATACACAGCTGATACCATATTAGTTACAGAAAACGGTGTATTACAAGTCCCTATAACTGACTATGTTATAAGTGGTAGTAATTTAGTATTTGTAAATCCTCCTGCTAACGGTGTTACTGTACAGGTTAGAAAACTTGCCAATGTTTATTATAACGCTATATTAACCACAGCAACTAATTTAAATAATGGATCTGCTGGTCAAATACCATATCAAACAGGCGCAGGGCAAACAGATTTTACTAGTCTAATCTCAATAACTAGTGCTAATACAGCAACTATCAACGGTGATTTGCTTCCGGGCACTGATGTTACTTATGATTTAGGCAGCAGCACAAAGAGATGGAAGAGTCTCTATGTAAGCACCAGCACAATATATATTGGTGATTTCGCATTAGGTGTTACAACAAGTGGTCTTATTACAGTACAAAATACATTAGATCCACTTGCCGAACCTACCACAGTAATCGGACCACAAGGGCCGCAAGGACCGAGTGGGGCAAGTGTTACTGGAGCCACCGGACCACAAGGACCCCAGGGACCAACTGGACCAAGTGGGGCTAACGGAACTATCGGAGTAAATGGATCTACAGGTCCGCAAGGCCCGACTGGACCAATAGGTGGAACCAATCAGCAAGTTTTATATAATAACGGTGGCACAACAGGTGGTTTTGGTACGTGGACTGGATCAGTTCTGCAGGTTTCGGGATCGATAGAAATAGGTGGTTCTCCTGCTATAGTAAGGTCTAAGATGTACGGATACAACGTGTTGTTCGGGGGATAATATGGCAACAAAGATACAAGCACTTAACATCGCAACCGCAGCAGTTACAGCGGATAAACTTTCTGTGTCTGGAATTACAACTGATGGAGTTACTAGTTCAAAAAATATAGCAGATGGAAGTGCTAATCAAATATTATTTCAAACTTCTACTGGAATAACAAGTTTTATAGTTGCTCCTAGTTCTGCTACAACTTATTTACAATGGGATGGATCGGCGTTTACATGGGCAGATTCAGTAGGACCACAAGGACCACAGGGCCCAGAAGGACCTAGTGGTGCGAATGGAACTATTGGAGTAGATGGTGCTACTGGTCCAGAAGGCCCACAAGGACCCAGTGGTGCGAATGGTTATGTAGGCGCTGACGGGTCCACCGGACCACAAGGACCACAGGGTACTCAAGGAGATACTGGGCCGCAAGGACCACAAGGACCACAAGGACCACAGGGTCCGCAAGGAGTAACTGGTGCCACCGGACCGCAAGGACCGCGTGGATCAACCGGACCACAAGGACCACAAGGACCACAAGGACCTAGCGGCCCAGAAGGACCCCAAGGCTCCATAGGATCTGCTGGTGCTAGCGGTGCAACTGGGCCTACTGGTCCGAGTGGCTCGCAAGGAGAAACAGGCGCTTTTGGAGGAGCCAGTTTTACCTATCAGTTCAGCACATCTACTACAAATTCTAACCCAGGTACTGGGCACTTGCGAGTTAATAATCCTACATTTAGTTCTGCAAGTGCTATCTATATTAATAGGTATGATGGCGATAATAACGATATTGCTAACTTTATTAACACCCTAGATGGTAGTGAATCTACTATTAACGGTTACGCTAAAATCGTTAGTGCTACTACAACTACAAATTTTGTATTTTTCTCTGTAGATGCAGATAGTACCAACAATACAACGTATTATACTTTACCTGTTAGTTTCCTTTCTTCTACTGTAAACAGTTTCTCTGCAGATGATGTTATTGTTATTACATTTGCTACTAATGGTAATAGAGGTGATGCTGGACCACAAGGACCACAAGGACCAAGTGGTGCTTCAGTAACTGGACCACAAGGACCACAAGGAGTATTAGGACCCCAAGGACCCCAAGGACCACGTGGCGCAGATGGAACAAGCGTCACTATATTAGGCACAGCAACTACCTATACATCATTACCAGGTTATCCAAGTAGTTATGACGGCACAAACGGAGACGGCTACCTAACCAGTGATGGGCATTTATGGGTATGGGGAGGTAGTAGTTGGATAGATGCAGGAAATATTCAAGGACCAAGTGGTGCTCAAGGTGAGACTGGGCCACAAGGACCGCAAGGTGAGACTGGGCCACAAGGACCGCAAGGTGTAACTGGTTCTACTGGACCGCAAGGACCCACCGGACCAAGAGGACCACAAGGAGTTCAGGGAAATATTGGACCACAAGGTCCGATGGGACCGCAAGGACCAAGTGGGGCAAGTGTTACTGGGGCAACTGGACTGCAAGGACCCCAAGGAGTTACTGGACCCCAGGGACCGCAAGGCGCACAAGGCGACACCGGACCCCAGGGACCGCAAGGCGCACAAGGCGACACCGGACCCCAAGGACCCCAAGGACCCCAAGGACCACAGGGTGTTCAAGGCAATACTGGACCCCAAGGACCACAGGGTGTTCAAGGTAATACCGGACCGCAGGGACCACAAGGACCAACTGGACCACAAGGACCAACTGGACCACAAGGACCAACCGGACCAATAGGCGGAACTAATCAACAAATCCTCTATAACAATAGTGGTGTAACTGGTGGCTTCGGAACTTGGAACGGAACTAGACTAACAGTTGCCGCTATTACTGCGTCAGATTCGACTGCTGCTAGTTCAGTTTCCACGGGCGCTCTAATAGTTACAGGTGGAGCAGGCATAGGTGGAAATTCTTATATAGGGGGTGTATTAAGGTTAACTTCAGGAACCGCTAGTAGTGCTTATACTAACGGAACACTGGTCATCACAGGCGGATTAGGTATAAGCGGGGCCACTTATTCAAATGGGTCTATCTATGCTGCAGGTGATGTAGTTACAAATTACTCTGATATTAGATTAAAAGATATTATAGGTCCTGTGACAAATGCTGTAGAAAAAGTAAAGGCTATAGACACGTTCTATTATAAACCAAACAATTTAGCAAAAGAATTAGGACAGGAAGATAAAATTAAAGTTGGAGTAAGCGCACAGAGTGTAAATTCTGTATTACCTGAAGTTGTTCACCCTAGCCCTGTAAATTCTGAATATTTAACTATTCAGTATGATAGGTTAGTTCCTTTGCTAATTGCTGCTATTAAGGAACAACAAACTGAAATTGAGGATTTGAAACGTAGATTAGGAGGTCAGTGATGGCTTTCAAGGATAATAATACCACGTTATTCGATAGTAATACAACTAACATTCCACAGTTAGCTACTGCCAGTTTACCAGCAAGTCCTGTAAAAGGACAAATTGTATATAACACCACTAACCGTAGAATGGAAATATATGATAGCGATGCAGCGGTATGGAAAAGTGCTGAAGATATTAGACGCAGTGTATTCCTAACAAGACAAACCATAACTACAGGCTATGTAATGGGCGGATATCAAAATACTAGCCCATGGAGAAATGTTAATCGCATGGTACATGCTACTGATGTAATGACTAACCTCGGTGACCAGATAACTAATGCCAGTGCATATACTAGCGGAGCCTGTAATTTAAGTAAGGGGTTTTTATGGACAGCGGACGGAAGTTGGCCAGGTAGTAGTGTCACTACCTGTGGATTTAATCTAGCCACCGAAACCAATGCTGGACTTAATTCTGCCTGGAATTTAAAAATAGGTAGAGAAGATCCTGCCACTATCTTCAATCAATTAGAATGGGCATTTATTGTAGGCGGAGCCAGTAGAAACGATGTAGAACAGTTTAACTTAACAACTGAAACAATGATAACTAATCTTTCTCCTGGATCAGGGTTCGGTTTAACATATACAAGTTATTATGATACGGTAGGTAGTGGATCTATTAGCGGCGAAGAACATGCCTATGTATACGGAGCAAATGGAGCATCAAAATTTGTATTCACCACAGGAATGGCTTATAATGTTCAAACAGGTGATTATCTTGCGACACAACCATCAGATTTAGCAACTAATAGACTTTGGAAAATTTATGCTCCTAATAAACCAGGAGACCTTACAACACATTCTCAACAAAAGGGTATTAGCAGTAAGATAGGTCGAGGGTGGTTCGGTAATGAAGGAACTTATAATGGTGGCTATAATCTACGTAGAATACAATTTTCAACAGATAGTAGTCTAGGAACTGTGGCCAAACCTGTAGGAAATAGTGGAGAAGAAAACTTCGACATGGGGCAAACTAGACAATATATGATGGGTATGTATGATGGAGCACAGAACAATAGAGGATGGAAGTTTACCTATTCCACAGAATCTGGCAGCGAATTAGGAGCAGGATCGGTTAGAACGGGTGTTCCGGGCGGTAGTTCGGGCCACTGTGTATGGAAATAATTATATGACTTTTTATATTAATAATACTAACATTGGTGATTTAAACGGGCTAAGGGTTCCTGTTTTAGGTACATCTACAAGGCCTGCCAGTCCAGTTGATGGTCAAGTAATTTATAACACAGCCACTAATAGAATGGAAATTTATGATTCTGGACTATGGAAAAATGTAGTTGACATGGAAACAGGAACTGGGCGTGCTTTCTTATATAGGCAAATTATAACAACAGGCTATGTTATGGGTGGGTATAAAGATTCAAGCCCGTGGAAAAATGTTAATAGACTAAATCATTCTACAGATGTAGCCACGAATTTAGGAGATTTGTTAACTTACGGTGGTGCCTATAATAAAGGTTGTGTAAATTTAACCAAAGGATTTTTATGGTCTACAGATAACTCATGGCCTGGAGCAAGTGCTACTACCAGTGCTTTCAATCTAGCCACTGAGACTAATGCCGGTCTTAACACTAATTGGAATATGACCACGGGCAGAAATGACATGACTAATATATGGAAAGAATGGTATTATGCATGGACTGTAGGTGGAGGAGGCACGTCTATGGATATGTTTAATATGACCACAGAGGTCATGAGTGCAGCCTCGGTAAGTTATGCAAATAGTGATGCAGGCACCGGAACAGACGGATCAGGTTCTTTTGTAGGCGAGACTAATGCATTTGCCTATAACAACTCTACTGGAACAAAATTTACCTTTGCTAATGCTACAGATTCATCTATTGCTGTAGGGTCAACAAATACATCAGTTAGAGGTGTTCATGGGCAACAAAAAGGAATTAGCTCAAAAGTAGGGAAAGGTTATGCAGGAGGCGACGGTAGTTGGAATGGGGGCTATGTTTTACGACGTTGGAACCTAGTTACTGAAACTTCAGCAGGAGCAAATGTTAGTAAACCTGTAGGAAATTGTGGAGAAGAAAACTTCGATATGGGACAAGATCGGCAATATATGCATGGATGCTATGATGGAGCACAGAACAATAGAGGATGGAAGTTTACATACGCAACTGATTCTGGTGTAGAACTAGGAGCAGGTTCTGTTCGAACAGGAGTTCCGGGAGGAAGTTCGGGATGCTGTGTATGGAAAGGATAACGAATGGCGTTTTATTATAACACAACCAAGTATGCTGATAACACTGGAATAAATGTTCCAACTTTTACTACAGCAACTAGACCTGCTAGCCCTGTAGAAGGACAGGTTATATATAATGCTACTGCCGGTGCAATGGAAGTTTACATAGGTAGTACCTGGAAGCCGATTGATAACGAGTCAACACCATTTGGTTCACCATTCACATATAGACAAATTATAACCACTGGGTATGTAATGGGAGGATATAAAGATAGTAGCCCATGGAAAAATGTAAATCGTATGGTACACGCCACTGATGTTATGACCAACTTAGGAGATTTACTAACTTATGCTGGAGCCTATACCAGCGGATTCTGTAATTTAACTCGAGGTTTTTTATGGTCTACAGATAATACCTTTCCTGGGACCAGTGTAACAACTAGTGCTTTTAATTTAGCAACCGAAACTAATGCAGGAACTAATACTAACTGGAATATGACAGTTACTAGAAATGACATGGGCACTTTTTTCAAAGAACAAAGTTATGCATGGTTAGTGGGAGGTGGAAATACCGGTATTGATTTCTTTAACGGTTTAACAGAGACTATGAGTGCTACCGGTCAAACCAGTATGGCGGGCGATAGTATGCAAAGCGGCGTGGCTACAATTAGCGATGAAACAAAAGCCTTTGCCTGGGGGAATGCCACTCATAAATATAGTTTCGCAAGCGGTAGCACAATGACTGTAAATACTTCCGGAACAGTTAATGGTAGCGGTAGTCAACAAAAAGGTATTAACAGTAAGATAGGAAGAGGTTATTGCGGTAATGAAGGAACATATAATGAGGGATATAATCTTAGACGTTGGAATCTTGTTACTGAAGTTAACCTAGGAACTACTGCTAAACCGATAGGTGATTCCGGAGAAGAGAATTTTGACATGGGTCAAGACCATCAATACATGATGGGTTGTTATACCGCAGCAGGACAGAATAATAGAGGATGGAGATTTAGTTATGTCACAGAAACCGGATACGAACTCGGTTCAGGATCAGTTAGAACAGGTGTCCCAGGAGGAAGTTCGGGACATTGTGTGTGGAAAGGTTAGAATTCCCGCAAACAAATTTAATTACACAGCAAATGGATTAACAACTAATACAGAATTTTTAACAGAAGATCATAAAAAACTTATAGCACAATCACTTAATCAAAAATGGGTAGTTCCAGAATTCAAAGTTAAAAACTTTATTGGTAACGCTCAGATAACACCCTATGCTAAAATTAAGCAATATTTGCTAGAACTTAATACAAGAGAAGCGGCAGTTGAAAATATGGAGTATGAAGTTCAGAAGATTAATTTTGAAATTGAAGTACAAGAAGAACTTAAAGCAGAAACACCCAGTATTGCTCAGAAAAAATTACATGACTTAGAAATTATTAAATTAGAAAGAGTACAGCGTAAAAGTATTGTTAGGTTGCGTGATGCCTATATTGAGCGTGATATGTATCTTAAGTTAATTGATGAATTCAATCAAACTCCTGAAGCATACCTAGAGGACGGACGTAGAATTATGGATCTCGTCGACGATCCTGTTGAAGCCGAAAAACTTGAAAAACATTATTGGACATTAAGATTGGCTAAACAAACTGCATTAGATATGATTGCCTACGGTCGTGCTGGAGTCGGTAATATGGAAGCAGTAAGTATGCTAGAAACTGACCAACAATATGAAGTTATGCAGATAGCCTGCGACTATTTTGTACGAAATGAAATGCGTACAAATAGTTTGTTAAGTAATATTAATGAAAATATTCAAAAGTTAGGATCAAATGCACCTATTACAGAACTGTCTAAACAGTTATATCTAACACAAGAAGGAACCGAAAATGTACCTACTATTCAAATCAGTAAGTGATATGGAACTTGGGCTAGTGCGTAGAGCCGGCCATTACCAAGACTATGTAATAGGAATGTTAGATGATAGTGTAAAAGATATAGCAAAATACGAGCATCTTAATGCCACTGTTTTACCAGAAAATGTAGCCATGGGATGGAAATTTGCAGGAAATTATAGTGGTTACCTTAGTGTAAGAGCCAATACTGCTGCTAACGAACAATTAAACTATATTGTAAGCAGTGCCGAGGAAGAATCAGTAAAGGTAAAATACTATCTTACTGATGAAGATAAGAGCAATGGTGCAGCATTTATGAAAGCATTACTAAGAAAGATTTTAGATGATGTTTACGATAAAAGGTTTGCGCAGATAAACTTACCAGTATCTAAACTAGAAGAAATTAGTTGGACACAACAACGATCTGAAGCAGAAGCCTATACAGCAGATCCTTCAGCACCTACTCCATTATTAACAGCATTAGCACAGAGTAGAAATATTACCTTAACAGAAATGGTCACTAAGGTAATTACTGCTATCAATGTTTATAACCAGGAAGTGGCCACACTATTGGCAAGAAAACAAATGGTAGAGACCGAAATTAAATCATGTGCAGGTATCGAGGACTTAAATATACTCATACATAACAGATTTGGTTATAATATGCCTGCTAAACAGCAGCAGGATTTAGGAATAACCACATCGAGCACATATGATTTATAAATGAAAATTTTTAGTGTCCCAATAAACCCAAAACTAACACCTGTACAATTTAATCTTTTTATAAGTTTTTTAGAAGACTATAAAGACTGGATCTACGATCTGTATTTTACCAGTAGAATGCCCCCGTTTATTCAAGATGCAATGGGGGATGTTTTTGTCCAAGGTGAAATTGCCGCAATAGAAACTGCATTAGAAATACAGGAAAAGGTCGGTATACCGATCAGTGCTACGTTTAACAATACCTTAGTTAGGCCAGATCAGAGAAATTTAGATCTGTTTATTCACAACTTTAGACAGTTATATGCAGCAGGTGTTAGGTCGGCAACTATTCCACATACACACTGGTTAATGACCAAGCAGATCCAAACAGAATTTCCCGAACTGTTTATTAAAAATACAATATTACGAAACCCTAATACAGCAGGTGAAGTTGCTAAGTTAGCAGAGGCAGGATATCACTATGTTAATTTAGATAGAGACCTGATGCGTGATAAAGATATGTTAGAAAAAATGCTTAGGGTAAAAAATAAGTATGGGATAAAACTTAGTCTATTAGCGAACGAAGGATGTTTAGGTGGTTGTCCTGTAATGGATGAACACTTTCATTTTAATAATTCTAGATTAGGTACAGCACCTCAATATTTTAATGATCCTATTAGTAGAGTAAGTTGTCCTAAATGGGATAAAGAAGATCCTAGCACACCATTAAAGACTGCAAACTTTACACCGTGGCGTGAAGATTGGGTAGAATTATTACAATATGTAGATGTGCTTAAAATGCATGGTAGAGAAAGTTCTAGTAAATTATTTGAAACTATTTCTATCATACAGAACTTTGCTAACAATAAAGAAATCTTGTTTAATACTTTTGACGAGTATATTAATGAAACTAATCTTGTAGAAAAGCCTATATATGCCTGGCGTAAAAAGATTAAAAATTGTAAATTTGATTGTTGGGAGTGTAATTTTTGCGATAAAATATATGAGGCAAAATCTGATATTAAAACCAATCCACTAGTATTAGCAGTTACAAAAGAACTAGTAGATAGTGTGAATATTAAACTTGATATCAATACGATCGGATTGACCAGTGCTCGTGTACAAAAATTGCTTCATAGATTATCTTTTCATTGTAAAAATTATTTAGAAATAGGTTGTGCGTTAGGTGCTACTGGTACCGCTGTAGCAATGAACCCTAATATAGGAGTTCACTTTGTAGATAATTGGAGTGAAGATTTACAGCCTGAAACCGGTCTATTCGAACTGCCCAATAACGATAAAAATATTTTCATAGAAAATATTAGAAGATCAGATGCAGTCGTTGTAGATAGTGATTTTCTTAAAGCAGATAAATCCAATATAAAAGATATAGATTTATTCTTTTATGACGGCCCGCATGACAAAGAATCAGTGAAACAGTCTGTTAATTATTATAAAGAATGCTTTGCTAAATCTGCTATATTAATATTCGACGATGCTAATTGGGAAGGTGTCGTTCAAGGTGCCAATGAAGGCATTGCAGAATCTGAGTTGATGCCTATATATAGCAAAATGATGCTAAACCAAGTCGAGAGTGCAGACCAATGGTGGAATGGATTGTATATTGTAGTGGTGAAGAATGATTAAAAGATTCCCTGTAGTACACGCTGACATATTCTACAAAGGAAATGTAGGCTCTGAAGAACAGCGTTTAAACTTATTGGCTCAAGCCTGGGATGAACACAAACGAAATAACCAAACAACAGCCTGGACTAATAGAGGATGCTGGCGTAGTTATTTTCTTTATGAAAACATTGATTGGTTAATGGACGAAGTCAGAGATAGTGTAAACCAGGCAGGATATCATTATCAAAAAACTGACCCTATATATACAAGGAAAACAAAAACATTTAGCGGTAGCGAAATTAAGTATTGGACTAATATTAATAAGCCAGGCGGAAAAAACGCACTACATGATCATAAACTTTGGCACTACGTTGCCGTATATTATTTAGATGCTACTGGTACAGGGGATATTGTATTTTATAATCCTATGAACTTAACAGAAGGATGTAATCCTTATGCTCCTTTTGTTAGTCCTATTACAATTAGTCCGAACACAGGTGATTTATTAGTATGGCCTGCTTGGTTACCACATGAAGTTGAACATAACTTTTCTGATCATCATAGAGTAAACATTGCAATGAACATGCGATTCCATGCTCCTATGAGCACAGAAGAACTGGAATACTAATGGATAAAATCACTTTCTTTTCGTCAATCTTAGGAGTGGCGGAAACCTTTCCTATTAAGCCTGCTAGAGAATTTGTGCCGAAATGGGCCTATGTAGCAAGACAAGATTATCTAAAAAATAAAGACAAAAAGGAAATGCATATCTATAAGTGCCCTGGCATATTCGATTCTTTTGGAACTGGATATATTATACCAGCTTGGCACGATTTAGAACTTGAAACAGACGGTTTAAAATTTAGAATGACTATTCCTGACAATAAATTAAACGAGTTGTTGGAAAAAGAAACAGTTCAAGAACAAACTTGGAATGCAAATTTAACTAAATTTATTCCCAAACCTCCATGGGCTGTTAAAAGCATATTAAAAATTAACACACCTTGGCACGTGATAGCACCAAAGGGAGTAAAATTTTTAATGATACCTTTGCCCTATCCTGATGAATTTAATTTTCAAAGTTGTATAGGTATATTAGATCCCGGAGTAAGTTCTGAATTAAATGTACAAGGATATTGGAATAATCTTAGCCCAGGTGTGCATACTATTAAAGCGGGAACTCCATTGGCTCAAATCATACCTATTACAGAAAAAACCTATGACTTTCTAGTAAGGGATATGAATGAACAGGACAAAAAATGGATAGAGAAACGAAAATATCTAAACTTTTTCGGATTTATCCTTAATCGTGCTAAGGTAAAAGAAGCATATGAAAGAATGTTAGGAAAATGATCTGGGAAACTGTTTTAAAAGGACAAGAATATCTATTAATGATAATTTTTGTTCTTATATCTGTTGGTCTAATTAAAGAACATATGCTGTTTAACAGCACATTTTATTATATAAAACAGGTGGTAAAAAGTAATAGAATGTTGGTTGCTATATTAAGTGCTATAGGCGGATTACTACCTATATCAGGCAGGGTAACAGTAAGCGCAGGTATGTTAGATACTGTGGCGCCGAAACGAGGACAGCCTGGCAGGGAAAACTATGGTATTGTGGACTATCTTAGTACACATCATTACTATATATGGAGTCCATTAGAAAAGACCGTACTAGTTCCTATGGCAGCGTTTGGGCTCACTTGGATATCTTTAATGTCTATATTATGGCCTTTACTGGCTGTAAGTGCTGCTCTTATACTTTTTTATATTTTTTATTATATAAAAGAAGAAGATGTTGTAGTTACACCAATAATAGATTTTGATTTTAAAATAAGTGATGTAATTAGAAATATATTACCTATGATTGCAGCCATTGTGTCAGTAATTAATGGGTATAACGCTATTTGGGCATTTGGTTTGCTAGTTCTTTACTACTGCTTATTAACTAAAACCTGGAACATCAAACACTTACTGGCATATGTACATTGGGAAGTAATTTTTATAGTGGCTGTAATCATTGTATTTGGTAACTATGTTAAAGGATATGAAAAAGATATCACAGAGGTTATTAAATCAACACCATTTAACTTTGACACAATTACCGGAACTGTTTATCTATCTTTATTGGCTTTAGGATCTGGATTTATTTTAGGTAGTAGTAGTAGATTTGCCGCGTTTACTGTACTTCTTACGCAACTATATGGAGCACAGTATTTTATATGGTTTTTTGCCCTAGAATATGCAGGATATCTGCTCAGCCCTGCTCATAAATGTGTAGCAGTAGGTAAATCGTATTTTGGAACACCTCTATTAAAATATTTCACTGTGTTAGGAATATGGGCATTACTGTTAATACTAACAGGTGGTATGATTACTTTCCTCTAAGATAATATCATACGGTATCTTTATAAATATTAGGATAACTAAGGTACCGATATGGCATTTCCAGTTTCTCCTACCAATAATCAACAGGCCACAGTAGGTGGCATAACCTATACCTACAGCTCTGCAACTAACAGTTGGACCAGAGTACAAATTACCAATCCTTATCCATGGCAGAGATTAACAAGTTCTTTCCTTGCTTCTAACAATGATAGGCTAATTTGCGATACTTCCAGTGGTGGTTTTACCGTAACCCTGCCAGCAAGCCCTCAGGAAGGAAACTATGTTATTATTACTGATGGTGGTAACTTTTTTACAAATAATCTTACAGTAGCAAGAAATGGTAGTACAATAGAAGGCATATCAGATAGTGTATTATTAGATATACCTGGCGCTACGTTTGAGTTTATATATGATGGCACAACTTGGCAGATTACTTCAACTGTAGGACCAGAAGGACCCAGTGGTCCAAGCGGACCAGGTGGTGGTGCTAATTTCACATCAGTTAATTCCCATATATTACCATCAGCAACATTAACTTATGATTTAGGATCAACAAGTAGTCAATGGCGTAGTTTATATGTAGGAACCAGCACAATATACATAGGTGACTACGCTGTAGGAATATCAACAGGTGGGCAAATAACTGTAACTAATACAGTTGAACCCGGAGCTGAACCTCAACTACAAATTGGACCAACTGGTCCTCAAGGACCACAAGGACCATCTGGATCAGCAGGGCTAACTGGATCGGTAGGAGACACAGGTTCTACAGGACCAGAAGGACCTCAAGGACCAAGTGGAGTTGAAGGACCACAGGGCGTAATTGGTCCGCAAGGACCAGAAGGCCCACAGGGACCTGCTGGCTCACAGGGCGACCCCGGACTAACTGGATCGGTAGGTGATCAAGGATCAACCGGACCACAAGGACCACAAGGACCCCAAGGCGTAGATGGTCCTCAAGGACCTCAAGGACCCCAAGGAGTAGCAGGTCCACAAGGACCACAAGGACCCCAAGGATCAACC